CATTCCCTGTAGTTGAGTTATTTTCTACATTACGCCTATTATTTAAACAGACATACCAATTCAATCCTGAGCTTCTTGGTCTTTGCCATTTTGATATATCCTTAGATAACTTAATTTTGTCTAAGAAACAATTTAAATTAATCAATTTTGAATACGGAGGAAATGCTAATATTTATTTAGATCTTTTGTTGGCTAAAGATAATTTAAATGTCTCCGAAGAAACTTTTGATAGCTTCTTAAAACAGCATGGGTTATATAGGTCAGATTACAGAGATTATGTAGATGCTTCGTATATATTTAATTTTGCCTATTTTAATAGTAAGATTGTTTCAGAATATATGACTTTCGGAACAAGCAATCCAATCAAACTTAAAGATTGGATCAATAGATCTAGCTTTTATTATGAAAAGCTCGCTCCAAAGCTTTTTGTTTCAAAAACTATTGACAAAAAGATACGTCATTTATATTATCTTTGGAAATAAGGAAACTTATGGCAAAAACAAATAACACTGCACTCAACGTAATCCGAAATAGCGCTGGTCGCTACTTTGGTCTTGAAACCAAGAATGAAACTATTAATGCCCGCTACATTGGCGAATCAATCGCAACTATTGTTGTAGAGGATCGTAATGCTGGCGAGGTTCGACGAATCGCAAAGTCGAGCATTACCTCTGTTTCGTTCAAGGGTCGCACTTATACTACAAAGCGCTAACTCCTTGTAGGATAAAGACTTCAACCCACAGGAAACTGTGGGTTTTATTTTTGTGTAAATACATAGTACCGCACAAAATTTATGAAGTTTTTATCTTATTTATTTTTTTGGGTGGCTTTCTCACTATCAGTTTTAGCTCAAGATAAAATTGTTTACAAGCAAACTGATCATACAATTTCAGTTGCAGATGAAGACGTTATGATCACTTTTGCCGATGTAAAATCTAAAGATGTTACTGTATACGTAGCTCCTCCGACTGGGAGAATCCAATTCAAGACTGGTGATAAAATTTATTTTTCAGCGTTAACGGACAAAACGATAAAAATATCTGCAATAAAAGGAGCGGCTTTAATTAGCCCAGATAATTCATTTACTGTATCAGGTTACGGATCTCAATGGCAGTTATTGCATTTAGGCAAAAATATATGGCTCGCTTCTGGCGATTTATATAGTTTAGAAGTCGATGCTTATCTGAATCAAGATATTACGCTTAGAGCCAGAGTTGATTCGCAGGCTACGGGACCGTTTACATTTATTTGGCGAAAGAACCAAACTATTATACGGAACGCAATAGGCCCAACTTTAAAGCTAGAAAGACTGAAGCTCTCAGACGCTGGAATATATACCGTTACCGTATCCAATCCTGCTGGGGTTGTATCTAGTGAGGGTATGCAGCTTATCGTTCGTTGATTGCGGTCTATTTTAGTGTAAATACTAAGGCACGAATCTATCTGCCATTTAATTATGAACCTGACCTCATTAGCACCCGCAGGATTGGTAAGCGCCCAAAGCCCACTTACAGACCCAGTTATAATTGGGACAATAAAGGAAGATATCTATACAATCAATGACGGTGTTGGGTTTGAAGTTGATCCGGGGAATGGGTCGATTCAATTGGTTGCTCTTGCCGCAAACCGCAGCCCACAAGCTACTAATTTTCTTGCAGGCGAAAGCGTTACTTTGATGGTGGATGATGGCAGCGGCTACGCTTTGACTTGGACAGGAGCAACTTGGGGCACAGGCTCAATTAGCGGTGTTAGTTGGGTTGGCGGCAACGCGCCAGTTTTGGCGGCGACTGGGTATACTGTATTGCAGTTCTGGAAGATCGACACTAGAATTTACGGCGCTTTAGTTGGCAATGTTTTATGAGGCATCACTTCGTAAGAAGCTCTGCGGGACTAAGAGACCCGAATTTTAAAAATGTAACGCTGTTGTTGCACGGAGATGGAACAAACGGGGCACAGAATAATACATTTTTGGATAGTAGCGCAAGCAATAACGCCATCACTACAACTGGAAATGTAGCGCAGGGATCGTTTAGTCCTTATGGAGATAGATGGAGTGTAGCGCTTGCAGGAAGTTCAGCGCACTTAAGAAGCGCCAATAATGCAAATCTTAACATTGGCGCTTCAGATTTTACATTCGAGTGTTGGGCAAATGGGTCTTCTTTTTCTACTGATTGGGCTACATTTTTTGCCCGCTGGAATAGCAATGGAAATTATGGTTATTTTTTTAACTACGATACTGATGGAGGACTTACTTTTATTTACTCCACAACTGGTTTAGCTGCTGGAAACGTAATCAGGGCTTATGGCGGAACAATGACAGTTGGCAAATGGCATCATGTAGCCTTTTGTCGTTCTGGTGGCACTACTAGAGCATTTCTTGATGGAGTTCAAATCGGCTCATCAACATCAGATAATGTGACAATTTTTAACTCTAATGGTCAGCAAGTGATTGGTGGAGTTCTTGATGCGTCCACAATATATCACCCATTCACTGGCTACATTTCTAATTTGCGACTTGTTATAGGAACAGCGCTTTATACTTCAAATTTTACACCATCTTCGACTCCACTTACGGTTATTGCAAATACTAGAATACTAGCTTGCGCTTCAAATAGATTTGAAGACAAAAGTCCAACAGCTTTGACTTTAAATCGAAACGGAACCCCATCTGTTCAGCGCTTTTCTCCATTTGGTCCAGATACTTTATACAGAACAGATAGAATTGGAGGCAGTGCGTATTTTGATGGTGGAGAATTTCTTCAAGTGGCAAATAGAGGCTTGAAACTAACTGCTGGCTTTTTTACGGCAGAGTGCTGGGTTTATATTTCTGCATATTCAGGTAATTTTTACGCTCTATTTGATGATTGGTATTGGCAAGGCGGGCACAATGGAGGGTGGAGGGTTTTTATTGATTCTCTGGGACGAATTGTTATGCAAGCCTCTAATGGAAACTGGAACAACTGGGGCGGCACATTTATAACTTCAAGCAATTCTGTAATTCTCAACCAATGGAATCACGTTGCAATAGTTAGGGGGGCTAATGATTTAATTAACATATACATAAATGGAATTTCAACAACAACTCCCGTCGCCAGAAAAGAATTAAATCTAAACAGCGGAAGTGCTCAAAGCGCTTGGCAAAGCAGAATCGGAATAAACGCAAGTGATGTTGTATTTGGAGGAGTTTATAATTATTCCTTTACTGGAACTATCTCTGACTTGAGAATCATCAATGGCAAATGTTTATATACTGCCAATTTTACCCCGCCAACTGAACCCCTAACAGCTATTCCAGAAACAACATTTTTGGGTAGATTCGCCAATGGCTCTATTGTAGACAATGCAATGATGAGTAGTTTGGAGACGGCTGGCACGGCTAGAATTAGTACTAGCCAAAAAAAGTATGGAACAGGGTCTCTTGAAATTTCTGGAAATGGCCTAAACTTTAGAAATACACCTAATTTTCAGTTCGGAACTGGCGACTTCACGCTAGAGTTTTGGCTTTGGCGTAGCAGCGGGGTCAATATGAACAACCGTATGGTCATCAGTTGCTGGGCCACAAACGGGTGGGGGATTCTTTTTGACGGATCGCAGCAGATTTCCTTGTCAATACCGACAGGATCTTGGGCAAACGTAGTGCGAGACCCATCGACGTTCCCTTCGGATCAATGGGTCCACGTAGCGGTAAGCCGCCAAACAGGCACAAGCCGCCTTTTCATCAACGGGACACTGGTGGCTAGCGCCGCAGATTCCAATAATTATGTTGCGACCGCGACCGTGAGGATCGGCACCTTAGACGGGGCAAACTGGAACTTCGTGGGCTACCTTGATGACCTCCGCATCACCAAAGGCGTAGCCCGCTACACCGCCAACTTCACCCCGCCCACCACCCCCCTGCCTGACTTTTAATTATGAATATCGCCATCATCAACAATGGTCAAGTCACTCAAGTTGGTGACTACAGAGCTTTATTTCCCAACACTAGCTTTCCGCCTAGCGGCCCCAACGACTCTTTTCTTTCCGAGAATAACGCAATGAAGGTTAACTTCTGGAAAGAGTATAACCCAGCCACCGAAAAGCTTGTTGGCTGTGAGCCTTACATTGAGAACGGTTGGGTTTATACAGTAACAGTTCAAGCTTTGACGCCAGAAGAGATCGCGGAGCGCGACATTGTCTTGCCTTATAGAGTTACTAAGGATACTATTACCAGCAGAGTTTTAGAAGCCAACAAACTACCCGACTTGATGGCGCTGATAGCCTCGCTCCCAGCAGAGCAAAAGTTTCTTTGGGACGGCTTTTCTTGGTTTTGGAACAATAACCAAACAGTTCGCGGTATGGCCACTCAGATCGGGTTGGACCCAGAGGTTATCTTGGCACCCGATCCTTACCTTTAATTCAGTGTAAATATATTATATGCCACTACCAACACCAAAAAAGAATCAAGAAGAGGATGATTTCATTGCCTCTTGCATGGGCTCAGAGACAATGAACAAAGAGTATCCAAATCAAAAGCAAAGAGCCGCAATTTGTTATTCTCAATACAAAAGAAAGAAGAAGAAGTCAGAAGGCTCAATGGACGAGAAAACAGAGTGGAAAGAAGAGGATGTTTCTAGAGTAATCATAGAGTAATAAATAGTTTAAAAGATAAAGGGCGCATTTATCATCCTAAAACGATGATTTATGCGCCTTAATTTTTATAAACCAAATAGATCGAATACAGGTACAGCCGTATCNTTTAATACGGTAGANAAGAAGGAAGAAAAGGGTATAGATCTCTATGTCAGCTTTATCAAGCAAGCTGGCTGGAANGATCANACAAAGAAAGGTTCTTTTAGCGAAAATGCAAAGAACCCAGAGAAGACCGCTTCTCTAAAGTTTAATGAAGCCGAGGCTGCGTCCATTATCCGAGCAGTCCGTCTTGGATCGAAGTTCTCAACAGTTCACGCCTTTCAAGGCTCCACCACATCTATTATGTTTGGACCCTATCAAAAGAAAAATGGCGATGCCGCGCTTTCTTTCTCCATTAAAAAGGGCGAACAGTCATTTCTTATTGGCTTTGAACTTGGAGAAGGCGAACTTATTGCCCAGTACCTAGAGAACTATCTCCGTAAGTCGTTCGACCTTTCTGAATGAAAAAGACTGTAGTTTTCCATAGCAATCACAGCCGAATGTTTACAGGATTCGGTAAGAATGCTAAAAATGTTCTCAGGTATCTTTATAAAACTGGCAAGTATAATATCATTGAATTTGCCAACTCAAAGACTAAGAACGCCGAAGATCTAAAGACGCTTCCTTGGCAGGCGTTTGGCACTCTTCCAGAGCAGGGGAAACTACAGGCTCTTGCCTCTGATCAAACAAAGATCAGAATGGCTAGTTATGGCGTAATTGAAATTGACGAACTTATCAAAGAGGCAAAGCCAGATTTTTATATTGGCACAGAAGATATCTGGGCTCTTTCTCCTTTAGTAGAAAAGAAATGGTGGAATGAAAACTGCATGATCTGGACCACTCTTGATTCTTTGCCAATCTATCCAGACGCTCTTAAAATTATACCCAAAGTAAAACATTATTATGCTTGGAGCGCTTTTGTCGAAAAGGAGGTCAAAAGACTTGGGCATCCAGAAGGTTCGATAAAGACATTGAGAGGAGCAACAGAAACCTCATGCTTCTTTCGCCACAAAGATGAACAAAGAAAACTACTAAGAAAAGAGTTTGGCTTGACTGACGAGTTTATCATTGGTTTTGTTTTTAGAAATCAGCTAAGAAAAAGCGTTCCAAATTTAATGCAGGGCTTTAAAATTTTTAAAGACAAAAACCCAAAGCTCAAACCAAAACTTCTTTTGCACACTCACTGGTCAGAAGGCTGGGACATTCAAAGATTGATTAAAGATAATGGACTTGAGAACTCTGATGTTCTTACCACTTACTTCTGTAAAAAATGTAGGCAGTACGATATTAAACCTTTTTGCGGCCAAAAAATCGCATGCAGGCTTTGTGACGGCAAAGACACAGTGGAGACGACAAATATCCACAATGGCGTAAGCGAAGAGCAGCTTAACGAAGTTTATAATTTGATGGACGTTTACTGCCATCCATTTACTAGTGGTGGGCAGGAAATTCCAGTAACAGAAGCAAAACTTACAGAATTAATTACCCTCGTTACCAACTATTCTTGTGGAGAAGATTTTTGTACTGATGAAAGCGGGGGAATGCCCCTTTCTTGGAAACCGTATTACGAACCCGGTACAAACTTTATTAAAGCAACTACACTGCCAGAATCCATTGCTGATAAATTAGAAAGAGTTGCTTTTATGCCAATTTCCAAACGTAATGAAATTGGCAAAAGGGGAAGACAGTTCGTCTTGGACAATCTTTCTGCTGAAGTCATTGGCAAGCAAATAGAAAAAATTATAGACGAAGCGCCGCCTATTTCGTGGAATTATTCTTCATCTTTTGAGCTTCGAAACCCTAACTATGAGCCCCCGCAATCAAATGATGACACTAGTTGGATAATTGATTTGTATAAGAATATTCTCAAAACAAATGTTGACTCCGAAGACAGCGGCGTCAAAAGCTGGGTCAACCAAATAAAAAATGGCATCTCTAAAGAAAATATTTTAAATTATTTTAAGCAGACAGCCATCAAAGAGAATCAAGAAAATACTAGAGTTGAGCTTTCAGATCTCTTGGATAAAGATGACAAAGGAAGAAGAATTTTATTCGCTATTCCGCAAAGCGCAGGAGATGTTTTTCTCTGTACCTCCCTGCTTCCATCAATTAAAAAAATCTATCCAAATTATAACATATACTTTTCTACAAAGCCAGAATTTTTTGAAATTCTTGATTGCAATCCATACATTCACAAAAAGATAGTCTTCAGTCCGTTTATGGAAAATCTTTTGACTATGGAGGGCCATGCTGGTGGAGAGGGGTATTTTGACATCGCTTTCCTTCCGCACGTAGGAACTCAAAAAGTTTTTGATTATCAACATAACGGCAAAGATATTATCCAATTCGATACAAAAGCTTAATATGCATATTTTAGATAGATACGCTTTGTCCTGTGGGGTTAAAATAGATAAGCCGTTTATAAATTTGCAGTATTATCCAATAACTTTGGATAAATACGTAGCATTTCAAACCAGCGGCAAAGGCAACTCTCGCCAGTATGATTACTGGCACAAGGTATTTTCTTTCATAAAAGAGTATGCCCCAGAATATAAAATTGTTCATGTTGGAGTGCCTAGCGATCAATCAGTTTATGGAGTTGATCTTGACTTGAGGGGCAAAACTTCAATCAATCAATTAGCGTATATTATTAAAAATTCATCTATCTATCTTGGTGTAGATAGTCTTTCTGTTCATTTGGCTAGCGCATATAACAAAAAAATTGTTGCGCTGTACTCTTATTGCTACGCTCAAAATTGTAGTCCAGTTTGGGGAGATAAAAAAGATCATTCACTTTTGGAGGTTGACTGGACTAAATATGGCAAGCCTTCGTTTTCGCTAAACGAAACCGATAAAAAAATCAACAAAATTAATCCAGAGATTATTGCCAAAGAAGTCTTGGATAAATTAGAAATCCCAAATGATCTTGACAAGATTCATACGATCCACATTGGCAAATCGTTTCATAATCCAACAATTGAAATTATTCCAGATGACGGACCAGTTCCCACTCTTGTAAAAGAAAAAATTTGCAATGTAAGACTTGATTATCTATTTAACGAGAAGAAGCTTTTGCAGCTAGCTTCAGTTTGTTTTTTGAATATCATTTCAAATAAAATGATCGATTTGAATGTTTTAAGTACAATTAAATCAAAAATTTCTGGGATTACTTTGATAGTAGATCAATCGTTTGATTTAATTTATCTTAAATCTCTAAGAGATCTTGGAGTTAAATTAACTTTGACGGCTCCAAATGACGCCAACTGGAGCAGTTTGGCCGAAAGATTCTTTGACTTTGGTCTGGAAAAGGAAGAGGTCGTTACAAAAGAAAGCGTGAAAGGTTCAGATAAATTGGATGAACAGTGGATTTTTTCATCAGAAAAAATTATAATTTCAAATGGAAAAATCTTTGCCAGCAAAGCAAGTTGGAAAAATAACCAACCAAAGCTTGACAAGTTCTCAAAAGTCGTAGACACTCCTGACTTCTGGGAAGAATCAGAACACTTTCACATATTAAAAGATGAACGACCAAACTGGAACAGTACAAAAGCCACACTCTCTCCGTGACGAGAAGGGTTTAATCAAAAACGTTAATTATATTTTTAAAAAGGACGGGACCGTAGATTGGCGTGCAATGGTCAATCCAGCCCACCTTTACCCAAACAAAGACTGGTTTGCCCGTAGAAATATGGCGGTACCAGAAACTTCTGATGGTCTCCGAGATGACCAGCTTTTGATTAAGCTGGCTGGAATTAAAGAGGTGGCAAAGCTTCGCGGATTCAATAGGGTAAGCTTTAACTTTCCAAAGCTTGAAAATGATTATGTCGTGGCAACTTGCCAAGTTGATTGGATCGAGAATTTTGAAACATCGTTTGATCCAAATGCATTCAATATGATCGCTTCAATGGATGTGGCAAATGCTACATTTGAAAATACCGATGGATTTGGTCAAAAATTTCTAGAGACAATCGCCGCGAATCGAGCTTTTGTTCGCACGGTTCGCAATTACCTTAGCATTCATATCGTTGGCGAAGATGAGATCGCCAAAGGAAATGGAGCCAAGATGTCTGCTGCTAGCGAAGGCTCTGCGGATGTTTCGCCTCAAGGTATTCTTTCCAAGAAGTTCGCTGATTCTTCCCATTGCCACTCTGGAGCAGAATGGCCTGACTTCAAGGAGTGGCTTAGAGAGCTTTGGAAGTCAGAAACCTACAGAAACGAAGAGGCTAAAAATTGGAAGTCTTGGACTGATATTCCCGCAAAAGATGCTCGTACTCTACTGAAGTTTGTAAAGTAAACTTATGACCAGAAGAATTACTAGCGGATCTGAGCTTCGTAAGATCTTGGACGAAATGGAAAATGGAGGCTTGGTAGAAAAGCTTCGCGCTAAACAAAAGCATGTAGCTGGAGACTGGGATATTAAACATTTAAAAGATCAGTTAATCCAGCTTGTTTTAGTTTTTAAACAAAATGCAGTTGTTTTTGTTCACTTTGAGAATAACAAAAAGCCGGTATCTATTTTTGCTGGAATGGTTACAGAAGATTGGGCCTGCGGCAAATTGGGTCTTAATGAAATTCTCTGGGTCAGTATTGACAAAACTAGACTTGGTGGGGTAAAAGTTCTTCAAGCCGTTGAAAGCGTAATCAAAGAATTAAATATAGATTTTCTATCTTCTAATTATATTTGCAACGGTGGAGATCCAAGAGTGCAAGCTTTTTATTTAAATAATGGGTTCAGATTGGATACACTTACTTTTGTAAAGAATTACAAATAATTCCTAACCCAATTTTTTTACTTTTTAGGCTTTACTAAAACTGTAAAGCCTTTTACCTTATTTTACTTTTATGAAAAAAACAATGTCTGTTAAGAAGAGAAGCGGAGAAGTCGTAAAGTTCGATGCTGATAAGATTAATAAAGTCTTAGCTTGGGCTTGCGAAGACATTCCAGATACCTCTTTTGAGGAGGTTGCGATGAACGCTAACCTTTCATTCTTTGACGGTATTTCTTCTAAGGATATTCACAATACCCTTATTGAAGCTGCCGCAGGATTAATCTCTGAGGAAAAGCCTCAGTATCAATACGTTGCGTCTAAACTTCTTAACTTTCAGCTTAGAAAGGAAGTTTGGGGAGGCAAGAACGCCCCAAAGCTCATTGATTTTGTCAAGGAGAATATCAAGCTAAAGGTTTACGATCCAGATATTTTAAATTGGTATGACGAGCGCGAATTTCACAAGCTCGATGAGTTCCTGCGCCATAACAATGATTTTAATTTCACCTATGCTGGTATTAAGCAGCTTTGTGAGAAATATCTGGTTCAGAACAGAACCACAAAGAAAATCTACGAAACCCCGCAGTTCGCTTATATGCTTATTGCTATGACGTTCTTCAAGAGCTATAAGAACGACAGAATCAATTATATTAAAAAGGCTTATAACTACTTCAGCCAGCACAAAATCAATTTGCCAACTCCAATCATGGCAGGCGTCCGCACAACGCTGAAGTCATATGCGTCTTGTGCCTTGTTTACTGTAGATGATGCTCTTGGCTCAATCTTTGCAAACAATAGCGCGATTGGCTTCGCTACTGGAAGCCGCTATGGCATTGGCATTAATGCTAGCCGTATTCGCGCCGTCAATAGCCCAGTAAAGGGAGGAATGGTCAGTCATACCGGCCCAGTACCATTTTTGAAGATGTTTGAGTCTACGGTAAAAAGCTGCCATCAAAATGGAATCCGAGGCGGATCTGCAACTGTTAACGTAGCTTGGTTCCATCATGATATCGAAGACATTCTTGTTCTAAAGAATAATGCTGGCACAGACGACAATCGGGTTCGCAAGCTGGATTACTGCATTGGTTTTGATCGCCTGTTCTATGATCGCGCAATGTCAAACAAAAATGTCACTCTGTTTTCATATCACGAAGTTCCTGAGCTTTGGAATAATTTCGGAATGCCAGAGTTCAAGGAGCTTTACGAAGCCGCAGAGAACAATCCTAAGATCAAGTTCAAAAAGACTGTAAACGCCAGAGAGCTTCTGTTCCTTTTCTCAAAGGAGCGTGTAGAGACTGGGCGTATTTACGCGATGAATGTAGACCATGCAAACTCTCATGGCGCTTGGCTAGAACAAGTCGATACATCGAATCTTTGCCTTGAAGTAAATCATCCCTTGAAGGCAATCAATGATGTTAATGATCCAAATGGCGAAATCGGCGTCTGCATTCTTTCTGCCGTTAATCTAGTAGAAGTTTCAGAAAACGAAATGGAATCAGTCTGCGATGTCATCGTGAGAATGCTTGACGAGCTTATTGATCACCAAGATTATTTCGTTCCTGCCGCAGCAAACTTCGCAAAGAATCGCCGCAGTCTTGGCGTTGGCGTAACAAACCTCGCTGCTTACTTTGCCAAGAATAAGATTAAATATTTTGATAAGCAAGCGCCAAATAAGGCCGCCGCCATAATGGAGCTTGTCAGCTATAATCTTATCAAGGCTTCCATTGGTTTGGCAAAAGAAAAAGGCACTTGCGCTAAATTTAATCTAACTAAATATTCAAAGGGTATCCTCCCTATTGACAACTACTGCAAGAGTGTCGATGAATTTGTGAAGGAAAAGCTTCATTGTGATTGGGAGGCTCTTCGTCAAGATATCAAGCAATACGGAATGCGCCATAGCACTCTGACCGCTTTGATGCCCGTAGAGTCAAGCTCTGTGATTCAATCATCGACTAACGGCATTGAGCCTCCACGCTCTCTTATCTCCTTCAAGAGATCAAAGGCTGGCGTAATGCCCGTTGTTGTCCCCGCTATCGATAAGCACAAGGATGACTATACTTTGGCATTTGAAATGCCCACCAACGAAGGGTATCTCAAGGTAGTCGCCGCTCTTCAGAAATTCGTTGACATGAGCATCTCAACGAATCTTTATTACAATACTACCAGATATCCAAACAAAATTCCTCCTCAGACCGAGCTTGTAAAGGATATTCTGCTTGCTTATAAGTACGGGATCAAGAATCTCTATTACACAAATACGTTTGATGGGGACACTCAGACAGTTCTGCACACCAAAAAAGAAGTACAACAACCACAATCAGAACCGCAAGAAGAAACCGAAGGATGTGCCGGTGGAGCTTGCACATTATAAACATGAACTTTAATAATCTATCAAAAATAAGCATAGCGACAAAACGCCAATGGCTTATAAAAAAAGGATATAAGTCTGCTATTACTGCCGACAATGATTATATTAATAAACTTTTTGAACTTTATGTTCCTACATGGGCTTTAGAAGCAGAAAAGTTTAAAAAGCAAAATAAGAAAAATAAAAATAAATATTCTGGAGCTTCTCCTAAAGAATGGGCCTCATGGGGAGGGACAAATAGACCACATCACTCAGGTGGACGAAAGCGCAATACCAGAAACTATATCTAATAAAAATGAAAACTGTTCTTAACACCGTTAATCTAGATTCGCTCAAGCAGCCGCTTTTCCTCGGAGAAGACTTGGCTATCCAGCGATATGATCGCCTCAAGTATCCTAAGTTTTACGAACTGTACGACCAGCAGATTAATTTTTTCTGGCGTCCACAAGAGGTGAATCTTACAAAGGATGCCGCCGATTACAAAACCCTTTCTCCAGAAGAGAAGTTCGTGTTTGATAGTAACTTGCGATTCCAAACAATGACAGACTCAATGCTGTCTCGCAGCATTAATTCGCTCTCGGATTACGTAAGTAACCCAGAGCTTGAGATCTGCATGAATGTTTGGTCTTTCTTTGAAACTATCCATAGCAACAGCTACACATACATTCTACAGAACATTCATCCAGACGCTACCAAATTTTTTGATTCGATCTTGGAAGATAAGGAAATTGTAAAGAGGGCTCAAGCTATCTCTAGCCGTTATGACGCCCTACTTAACACAAAGAGTGATGATCCAAAGCAGCAGATATTTGAGGCTCTTCTTGCAACCCAGATTACTGAGGGTGTAACCTTCTATGTTTCCTTTGCCTGCTCCTTCTACTTTGGGTATCGCGGGAAGATGGAGGGCAACGCTAAGATCATTAACCTTATCTCCCGTGACGAAAATCTTCACGTTGCTATCACTCAAAACATCCTAAAAGCTCTTCGTGACCAACCAAAGGAAGGCTTCCAAGACATTATCAAAAAGAACGAAGATAAGATCTATGAAGCTTATAGAATGGCTGTTGAGTCCGAAAAGGAATGGGCTGATTATCTTTTCTCAAAGGGTAGTCTAATTGGTCTCACTGCTGATTCTTTGAAGCGTTACGTTGAATGGCTTGCTGATAATAGACTTACTTCAATGGGTTATAAAAAGATTTATAATGTCAAGGGTAACCCCCTTGCTGGCTGGCTAGACAGCTTCTACGACAGCAAAAAGATCCAAGTAGCCCCTCAAGAGACAGAAATCTCTTCTTATGTCAAAGGCGTTGACAATAAGATTGATGAATCTGTCTTTGATATGAAGTTCTAATTACTCAAGGCTTAGGATATTACCTCTAGGATCAACCCAGCCACCATCTTCCTTGATGAGTTCAAGTCTCTCATCAGGTCTGATGGTGGCTATTGTTTCTCCGTTTGAGTCTCTAACGTAAATATTATTATCGCCTTGATTTACTACAGTAAGAGATTGTCCATCGCCAACATCTGTTGGCACTACCATTGAAGAGTCGCTCTTAGTATCAGCCTTTATCATTCCTTGATTGAGGTCTTCTGGCGTGACTTGATAAGGAAGTTCGATCATTTTTACTTTTCCTGTGCCAGAAATTGTAGCTCCATTATAAATAAATTCGTGGCCGATAACTTCCTCAGTAGCTCCAATCTGTTTCCAATTTGTAGTGCCAACAAAAACAATCTTATATTTATAATTTCTGGACATAGTAGTTGCAGCAACTTCATTATCTTCGTTCGCTCTACTATTTAATACCACTCTTCTGGCTGGAATAGTAGTGTCTTCTATTGGAGCAGGAGTAAGATAGCCGCTATATACATCAGTCAATGGACCGGGTCCAAAATCATCCCAAGCTACAAATCTAAAATAATGCCACTTATTCACTTCTAAGCCATCTGATTCGCTTAAAGAAAAGGTATTGACATATGATCTTGTAGAGGTGATTTGAAGTGATTTCAATTGATTAGAATTTTTTTCTATATCAGCTTCGAATGAGCCGCTAGCGCCTGTATAAACATCAATGAATAAAAGATCTTTATTTGAAGTTATAGAATAGCAATCAAAAATTATTCTTCCTTCAGCAACTCTTTCTGGAAACACTGTAAAAGAAACTCCAGAAAAACCAGTTTGATTTGCATTAGTAATCTTGCTAAGATCGCTAATTCCTAGTGGATTATCCTTTGTTCTTGGTAAATCTCTACCTTCGCCAGAACCATATTGTATATAATGCCCAGAACCCCAAACTTCTTTAGTTTTTTCTGGTTCATTTATTTTTACGTTACTATTATAGTAATTGATTAGATCTTCGTAACTATTTACGTATGCTTCGTAATCAGGTTGAGTTCCAGAGCCTCTAAAGTTAATATTTACGCCGTTTCGGCTTCTTGTTGCCGCTGCACCAGTACCATTAAATCCGGTAGCGCTTTTAAATGCTCCAGAAATGTCAAAGAAATCTACATCTCTTTCATCTTCGCTTCTTAGCAATGCGCCACCTGTGCCCCTGACTCCAGAGCCATAAATAGTTTCATAGATGCCCGTTCCACCATCCCAGATAGCAATTCCAGTAAACGTTGAATTGCCATAATAGCCAGAAAGAATATAATATGGTGAATTTTGATAGCAGTCAATTACTTCTATTGTTGAGAATTGGGGAGGAACATTGTATGCATAATAAGTTCCTGTAAATGTTCTATTTGTATTGTCTGTAACTTCTAATTTAAGACCAAAATTTCTTGAGTCTTGTACTGCTTGCCAATTACTATCTTCTCTATTAACAAATTTTTTGTTATCATTGATATCTATCTTGTAAGAAAAACCTTGGAATTGATCTTCTCGATGTAATACTTGTCCCGCCATATCTAAAACAGAAACTTTAACCTTTGGAATCAAAGGCATAAATATATTCTGTTTCATTTTTTCTACGGAATTTATGGCGCCACCTGTTGGGTCCATATAGGCCCATCTAAAAGTTAAATCTCTGGAAGTAAAATTACCTGCTCCTAATCCAGAGTGTCCGGTGCCAGTATAATAAATCTTATAATCAAGACTTCTAGTATCTGCTGTTTCTACATAAATACCACTTACAAATGTAGATTGTACAGTTTGTCCTGTTATGGATAAGCTTGGGTTTGGCAGGTAAGTTATCGAGATAGCGGCATTATCATCAGATAGCAATTTATATGGATTTATGCCCTGACCATAAACATTAATGTCATATTGACCATATTTGCCACTTACATCAATAGTGATACCTGTTGTTCCAGATGCCACAAAATAAGCCTGCGTCATTGCGCTTAGTGTTGGCGAAGAATAATCTGGACGACTTACATAAACTTTATAGCCGTTAATAGGCGTGGTCGTTACGGCAGGCCAATTAAAATATAATCCAGTTGAATTAATAATGCCAGTCCCAGTAATGTAAGCAGGAGAGTCTGGTTTTATGACGACATCATAAACTGATTTTACATAAAGATTAGGGGAAGTATCAATAATATCTCTTTCAATAAACTCTTCTTTGTTTGCGTTAAATTCAATACCAACAACGCCGTATTGATTTGCTTCTTCTTCTTTTGTTGCGATAGTTTTATATAGCTTTGGCTCTACACCAGAGCCGCTTAAAACATACAAGCTTCCAGCACTAATTAAATCTAAATTTTTTGGGGTTGTATCTGTACTTAATGAATAAAAGCCTTTTTCAAAACCAGTCCCATAAACAAAACCGCTAAATCCAATTCCATTTTCTGCTTTTAAAGTTCTTATATCAGTTTGACCGAAAGTTCCTGCGCCACTATACATTTCAATTCCAAGCGTAGCAAAAGCCTGCAACACGCCAGAAGCGGTGAGTGATTGATTTATATATGTTTTTTGAGAACCAAAAAAGTCTTTTGGAAAACCAAGAACAGAATAACCATTAGTTGAGCCAAGAAGCCATTTAGATCTAGCAGAGTTACCGGCATTATAATCATTTGAAAATATTCCGGTGCTATTTGTAAAGTCTGAGTCATGGTCTCTTGTGGAAGTATAAACGACCCCAGAAAATTTTACTATATTTCCAGCTTCATATTTTCTTCCGCCAGTCCATTCTCCATATACGGACTGCTGATCATTTCCGATTTCAGCTTGTAGAAAAGTATAATATCCTCTTAATTTAGAAAATGCAAGAAGATCTCTGTAAGTAAATCTTAAAGAACCATAATCATTTAAAGCTTTTGATGCCCTCTCTATGATTCTATAACCACCTTTTATAAAGGCACAGGCATAGCCAAAGCTTGTTGAGGTTCCAGAAGAGTCTCGTCCAATTTTATAAATTTCTGTTGCTCCATAATCGGTTGCCCAAGTTGAACTTGCATTAAAGCCGTTACTTATTACTCCTCCCCTTGTAAAGACAACAATTGCCCGTCCTGTGGCAGCAGAGGTAAATACTGCGTTTGAAAAAACAGCGTCAAGTGAAGCAAGAGTTGTTTGGGCCTCGATTGCTCCTGCGATAGTTAATCTAGCCGCATATATCTGATCTGTGCTTAACGTTGTTAGTGTGCTGCCGTTTACGGCCAAAGTAGAACTGGAAGATATAGAATAAGAAATAACGCCAGTCCAATTTGACTCATTTCCAATTAATTGACCAGTTAATCCCGTTCCAGAAACATCTACGTCTATTTCTAGGTCTTTAAGTAGCCCTGAAACTTCTGAAAAACTAACAGTGTCAACAGTTGGATTTCCATCAATGATCGTCCCTTCAGGAAATGTATAGAATGATCCATCTAGATTTGTCTCTCCCGTTACTTGGCTTGATCCAGAAATTCTTCCTTCGTCTACGTGGACATCAACAACTCCAGATTTTAGAAGAAAATTTCCAGTTAAAGTTAAAAGAGCGCCATAGTCTAAATCAGTATGAGCGCATATATTATATTTTTTTACTTGAGATTGTCTTCTTGCCCTGATGATATCTAGAGTTCCACTAAAAGAGCCATCAGATCCAGTCATCGAATTTAAATCTGAAACTGCAAAGTTTCCAGAAGGAACATGGATATATATTCCAGAATCTAATCCGGTTGCAAATTCTCCATCGATTCTTACTGAGCCGTCAAAAGTGTCTACAGAAAGTATTCTTCCAAATGTTCTAGCCACATTCTTTAGTTCGTCGCTAACAGCAAAAATATCACCAGGTTGCAAATAAGCGCCTTCTAATCCAGCAGTAAAGGATACGGTGTCCGCTTCAAACATTGAAGAATGAAGAATGTATCTGCCTATTCTTCTCGCTTCAGAACGGGAAGTGCATCCAGCCGCATTAACTTTAA